CTAAGTCGGCCTGTCCAGAATGCACTATTCGGTTATTGGCTAAACCATCTGCCAGGTCTGAACATGCCTGGTAAAACGCCTGGCCGCTAACATCTTGCATACGCCATCCGCTTTGTTCTAATTTTGTGGCTATTGTTTGTGTGGCGTACTTGTCAAAACAAATTACGTGTGGGTGGTACTTTCTAGCCCACTCATTTATGTCACTTGCCATCTTAACTTCATCTATAGCAATATCACTATGCCAAAGCTGTGCAAGTCCTACAGCTACTTTATTATCTTTTATCTGACCCATTACGAGTGCTCCCGAACGCCTTGTCGGTGCAATATCAAAGGCCATTATAGTCTGAGGTCCGACAGGGATTTCTAACGTGCTATCACTACATGCTTCGATAGATCCATATACCCATGGGCTTTGTGTGCTATCTACCCACTGGCATAACATTTCAGTACGTGTAGCTTCTATGCTGTTTGTATTTACAGCTTCTTCTAAAGTTTCTTCTGTTACTAAATACCCTAATGCTGGATTAGCCATAGCCCAGGCTTTACGATCATTAATTTTACAATGCTGTGGCGCTGACCATTCATAATAACCTAAAGTCGCTGGTGGGTAGGATAATGAGCGCTCTCTTAAATCGTTTAATACTGTACTAAAGCCATCACCTGCGTTACTTGTCATTAAAGTCATTGAGTTAGGCCTTGCACGTGTTACTGGTAATGCAGCTGTAAAAGCTTCTTCTGACCATTCACGTAATTCATCTAAGTATAAGAAATCTGCGGTCTTACCACGTGGCGCATCTCGTGTAGCTGCGGCTATTTCATACCTGGCACCATTAAGTAAGCTAATAGATTCTTGACCATTAGCCAGGCGTATTTGTCTTACTTGATCTTTTAAGAATTGGTTATCTTCTATTGTGTATGCAACGTTTCTAAATGTATCTAATGCCATATTTCGATTAGATGACATGCCCAGGACATTTTTAGAACCCCATAAGAATAGATGGCTTAATATAAGCATACGTGCTAGGTGAGTCTTTCCCGATTGCCTGCTAACTAGAATTAATCCAGTTTTCTTAACCCACATATCGTTTTCATCTACAGACAATAGATCATCTAACACCCAGCGCTGCCATGGTATAAGCGGCATCCCAATTTGTTCAGCTAATTGTGCTACTTCTTCGGATTTTGTAGCACATTTTAGTAACGGCGTGTGGATTCTAGGTTCGGTGCTACCAATTAGCCCGACCCCTCGTTTGATCTGACTTGATTCAGTATTAGTTTGCATCAAAGTCCAATGTTTCTGGTTTATTAAAAGGTGAATCTGGCACTGTGCTGGTGGTCTCAGGGAGAGAAGGTTTCAGAAAGACAGGGGGGGTCGCCTTCTGGCTAAAAAAACGCCCACCTTTACGGCTATTACATGATTTGCAGAGGCTCTGTAAGTTGTCCAAAGCCCACATTTCCCCACCTTTTACACGAGGAAATATATGATCAACCGATGTAGCTGGCGCATTGCAAAGGGCACACTGCCATCCATCCCTGTCAAGTACTGTAATGCGTAGCTTCTTCCACTTACCACTACCTAACGCACGTTCGCTCAATGCCATCCCTTACGTTTGAAATGATCTAATGCTTTACACATAGAACCATAGCGCACTAAGTTATATTTAATGCCCCATTCAACTTGACGATACCCGTCTACTTTAGATAAGTACTTACTTCTACCTTGTGGTATGCCGTAATGACTACCATTCTTAGCTTTAGGATTCCATCTACTTTCTTTATGATATAACTCATCTAAACAGTAGAACTCTGTGAATGAATGATTTAACTGAATGAATGCATATTGTTTGTAATGCATAGGTTTGTCAGCTGCAACGGAATAATCTTTTGAAAAGCAAAGGCTAAATGCAATTAGCAAAGAGGTCGCCCAAACTCTGCGCCTTCCGAGTCTAGCCGCTGGCGACTCAGCTTTTCGATTTAAGATCGAACGCTTTTTTAGGGTACCATACATAACAAAATCCTTTCAAGTTAGATAACAATATCATCTCACTATGTGGACAGTGATTTAGATCACAATATATTTACATTGATAACGTAGATCATCACCTTCTTGCCAGGTTTGATCATAACCAATGTCATTCAATGATTAACCGCCTTTCAACAGCTGCTGCCATACCATTTGTACCTGGGAATAAATCAACCATTTCATCACCTAATTTATAATTTAACAAATCCAATATCCAATCGTTAAATTTATCAGGTTTAGAACCTCGCAAGCCTTTACGTTGCGCCCTAGGACAACTCATCCAATCCCTAACCATAGGACGCCGAAAATGCTCTTTACGTCCACCATATAGAATTACAGGTTCCCAGCCATATTGCACAGCTTTATCCCACCAGAGCTGGTGAACTGTCTTAGTCCAGGCGCAAATACGAGCTTTTTTTGGAATTATTGTTGCGTAAAAGTGCAAAGAAGGTGCGTGTAAACTTAAAGCCCACCCGTCTGGAAACTCATCCATTAAACGTTCAACTAGTTCAATGTGCTTTTCTTTTTTATCATAATCGGCAGCATCTGGGTGTAAATCACCATAAAACCTTTTTGCCAATCCTAAATATGGCGGATCTGCATAAGCAAATTTCATTTTTTACCACCCCATCCATTTCCCTTAAATATTAAGCCAGGTGCTGAATACAGCCTAGTCATTAATGTATGACATTTCGGACAATCCATAGTAGGCACATCCTCAGTAAATGATCTAAAGGTAGAGCCGAAGGTGCCACATTCATTACAGCTAAACTCATAGGTTGGCATCTTTACCCCCAATTAACTGACAAGTGTGGCAGACCACGGATTCGAACTTCCAACCACCACACTTATCACATCTGCATATGTCCGAGTCTGGTATATGCAAAGCTTCTACTATATTCTTGATTCCCACGCAACCGCAGCTAGTGCATTGGTATAATCTGAAACCTTCTGGCAAATCCCCAGAGTCAAGCCATAAGAACTCAGTATTACGCTTACATCCGTTGCACTTGAACTGCGTGTAATTAGTCACGATTGATCAACTCATGACATCTAAAGCATGTGCCATCTCTAAAGACTCGATCATCTTCACAGACTTCACACTTGATTACTGTTGGCTCTAGGTGTACGCCATTATCATCCATTACGACCTGTACACCCCTACCATTAATAAACGCTATGTAGCCCATAGTCACTCCTTATCCTTTGGAAAATACCAAGCACCTGTACTGGTTTGTTTAGCCCAGATAGCATGTTCTTTAATGTTATCTAAACAGATATAACCATAGAAAGGCTTTTTAGTTGTCTTGCTTAAACCCTTCTTTAATGCCATGCCCTTAGCACAGCCACACTCAGGTGGTGGATTTGGTGCTTCTGGCACAGCTGTAGTCCAATCAGTTTTACCCCACTGCACTGGATCTTCTAGCTTGTTTTCTACTGTAAATGATTGTCCAGTGTTTGCAACTCTTTCCATTTCAACTCGGCTAGGTCTTGCACCTTTTTTCGAATAGATGTAGTTAGCCAAAGCACGCCCGATTGCAGACGATTCTGCCAACTCACAAGCAAACTTATTAAAGCTCGAACCAGTGCGTATTTCTGATGCCCAACCAGTCGCAACTGGAATCGCATCAGCCGTAGTTCTGTATAACCTAGCAACAAACACAAACTCATCTGGATTTGCACCTGGCCTATTAACCAATTCTGTCTGTATAGATCCGTCTTCATTGTCTTTCCACCACTTCTCTAGTCTTTCTTCAACAGTTTCATAATTGCTAAGATCAAACGCCATGATTAGTGCTCCCATTCAAAGTCTTTATCCTGCATGTATTCATGGCAGGTTTTTGATATGGCAATATACGCAAGTGCGTCTTTGTAGTGATCGTCAAGCTCTGGACTTTCCACGCTGCGACTAATTTTGAGCAGTGCCATACAGCCCGCCACTTGATTTGATGTGATCGGAAAATTGAGATACGCAGACCATAATTTGGCAATTCGATCCATTTGGATTGCTGGGTGGCCGTAATGCATCCCTCTGTCGTGTATAAGTGTGACCGCATCTGCAAACAGTTTCTCAGTGTTTGTCATAATCAAACACAGCTCTAGATCTTAGTTTTTCGATCTTCTGATTATGCTCAATAGATGCTTTCCAGCCAGCTGATCTACCGACCCAGTAGCCACGATCAAACGCTCTACTTTGTATCTTCCAATAAGCCAGTACCAACACTGCTAGACCTAACATGATCCAGAAAAATATCAGACCATCCTGTCTAGCTTCTAGCCATATGTTATTCATTTGTAGCCCTACTTTCTATGCACACGATTTGTGGCATGGAAATAGTGTGACACCTGTGTACGACTTTGTGGATGATTTAGGGCTTAATTTTGATAACGATTTGATAACGTTATTTGTAGAGTTTGCCCTCGAATATGAAGCTGCCATCTGTATTTATAGGTATAGTTATTACCTGAACCTTACGCTCATGCACGTATGCCACAGCAAAGCCTTGTTGCCAGTTAGCATAGCCCCTTGTATACGCCATGCCTGAACTGCTTAAATCAACGAGATTTCCGACTTCATAACCCCATACAGTACGCCCTAATTGGCCTCTAGATGCCTCTGTAAAGGCCGCAGACCCTAATCTATGGGTATGCCCACAGATTACGCTCTTACCAAGCCTTCTAGCCCCATTTAAGGCTGTTTGTCCAGGAATTTGGCTAAGAGGGAAAGAGTCGCCATGTACGGCTGTCCAGCCTGGTGCCCAGTCAAGCCCGAAAGGACTGAACTTGATTCCGAGCTTGTCATATCCCATAAAACGCTCATACTGCATTTCGGGTAAGTTGAGGAATGATGGTAGTCGCTTTTTAATTGATCGGTAAAGTCTGATTCCATGGTTACTTCCTAGTACATCTGTTACGCCTAAGTATGTTAGGACTTCTTGTGTTTGTTTTCTATCGTCATTTATGTTGCCAACCATTTCATCAATGGTGCCAGCATTAAAACCACCTAGCTGTGGTAAATCAATCTCATCACCAATGCATATAGTCCTATGCGGATTCCATTTAGCTAGGAAGCGGCCAACAGATTTAACAGATTTCTCATTAAAAAATGGTACTTGCAAATCACTTACAAAAGCGATTTTACGCAATTAGTTAGTCCTCATCCTCGTAGGGGTCATGGTCTGGATTAACTGGATCAAAGTCTGGATTAGATGGTGTTAGCCAATCTGGGAATACATTTTTATCGCACATTCCTAAAGCTTGATCTACTGGAAATCCTGCACGTCTTAGGCTTAAATAAAACTCACGCAACGATATGGCATAAGTATCTAACTTGGTATTAATCTGCTCATGGGTGTATTTACCCTTGCGCTTATTAACCTTCTTACGCTTACGTGCAGTAGCCATATTGTTATTATGACTTACTTATGATAATGAAGAGTTGATCGACACGCTCTTCTAATCTAGAACTGCGCTGGTCGATTCGGTTAACGGCATCTGCCAGGCTGCTGCCAGAATTAGGCTTAAGTTCGCTTAGCCAACCTTTAACGAGAAAACGTAATCCGATTAGCCCGCCTGATAGCACGGCCATAACGCCAGCGCCAAAGCCAGCCCATTCTGTTGGACTCATTTTTCATCTGCACCGATGCCATAAGCATTATCGGATTTGTCTAAAGCCCTAGCT